CCCCCCCCCCCGCAAAACACCATGGCGCATTGAGACTGCTGCACCATGGACTGCGTTTTGCAGGGTCATAAGTTGCAGTCTCAATGGAAAATAATCAATGACAGAAACCAAACACCATCAAGTCTTCCAAGGCTTTGATGCCATTCACGTCGGCTCCCAGGCTGATGTGGTTCACATCCAGCAGGGCGATGTCACCATCACGCTGCCTGCTGCACTGGTGCCAGACCTGGTGGCAACCCTTGAACTAGCCCGCCAAGGCGAGCTCTAGCCGCCGCGCCAAAGCATCTTGCCGATGACTCTGATGTACCCTGCCTGCTCAGGGTTCAGCTCCTCGTCCGGGTAAGCCGGGTTGTCTGAACGGATTTTCAGGCCGCCATCAAAGCGCCGGCTCAGGCGCTTGATGCGCAGCTCGCTGCCGTAGGCAATGGCGTACACGCCGTTGTCCTTGATCTCGATTTGGCCGGTGTCGATCAGCACCACATCCTGATCTTGTAAATAAGGCTCCATCGAATCCCCGCTGACGTCCAGGACGCGCAGGCTCTTTTTGCTGGTCACGCACTTGCTGTCCAGCCACTCCCGCCTGAAAGCCAGCGGCGGCAGGTGCTGCTCCTGGTCCACCAGGTGGCCGTTGCCAGCTGACAACGACACCGCCACTCGCGGCACCAGGGCGTACACCCCGGGCTGCAGGTCAGCAGGGACTGACCAGGCCTCCACCGCCCGAGTGGCGTCCTGGTCGTCATCCAGGTAACCTGACGGCATGCTCAAGGCTTGCTCCAGCTTGCGCGCCGTCTTCTCGCCGAAGAATCTCTCCGGGTTAAAAAGAAGGGACACGTAGGAACGGCTCAAATCCGACCTCTGGGCAATGTCGGTCTGCGTCATTCGGTGCTTGTGCATCCACGCGGTCAGGTTTTGGCGCCGCAGTGCCGCCATTTCTTTTGCTTTATCCATCATACCCTCCGACTGTTTGCTGTACACTTGAAACATTTCAAGCTAAAAGCAACATATATGCAAAAATTCAGCGCCTGGCTCGACCAAAACCACGGCATGGCCACCAACATCGCCAAAGCCCTCGGCATCCACCGAGCCAATATCACCAACGCCAAGTCGGGGCATCTGCTGATGCCCACTGGCTGGATGCCGCTCATCGTCAAGCTATCCAAAGGAAAAGTCAGCTACGCCACTCTGGTCAATGAACGCGAGTTCCATCGAAAAGAGAAAGCAAAGCGTCGATCTTTAAGCAAAGTTTCGCACAGAAACAGTGATTAAGTTTGCGAATTAGCAAACTTTTAACAACTTATTACACAGAAGTCAAGGAGTTTTCGATGTCACGGAAGGCACAGACTCCGCCAAAAACTGACTCAAGAAGAGAAATCAACGGCTTCACAGGGCTAGGGGGATACCCCGAAAAGCAGACACACCCGCTGCCTGCCTCTGTGTTTTTCCGGGTGGTGAAGGGGTGATCATGACAACGTACTTTGAAAAATTAAAAGACCCACGCTGGCAAAAGAAGCGCCTGGAAGTTCTCTCTTCCAGGGAATTCAGATGTGAAGTATGTGGTGATGACTCGCAGACATTGCACGTTCACCACAAACAGTATTTCAAAGGGCGCGAGCCTTGGGAATACGAAGCCAAGCAGCTGTCGGCGGTCTGTGAAACATGCCATGAGGAAAGCCATCACAGCGAAGACCCATTACTGCTTGCTGCCTCATTTGTCCAGATGGACGGGCCGAGGTGCAGGCAATCAGTTGCATCCTTGATTGCCGGGTTTTGCGACCTGGGTATGTCCCAGCCCTATGCGGCGCCAGACCCCGACTCATATGTCATTGGCCAATTGGCAGATGCACTTTCATCTTGGCCAACAGGAGCGCTAACTATTGTTGAAAAAATCAGACTTGTTGAGCTTGCGAGTTCTGATTTGTCCGGCCTGACAGAACACCTCCGCTCATACCTGAAGCAAAAGGAATCCGTGTGAACTATTTCCCATTCCATGTTGGCGACTACGTTGCATCCACAGCGCACCTGTCATGGGATGAGGACATGGCATACACCCGCCTGATTCGCATCTATTACCAGACAGAAAAGCCAATCCCAAAAGACAAGGCATACAGACTGGCGCGGGCAACAACTGCAGCCCAGAAGGCGGCGGTCGACTCGGTGCTTGAGGAATTCTTTGTGCTTGATGATACTGGCGCATACCGCCAGACACGATGCGACGAGGAGATCGCCAAGTTTTGCGACAAGCAATCAAAGGCAAAACGCAGTGCAGACGCACGATGGGGACACCATCAAACGCAATCCGATCAAGATGCGAACGCAATGCGAACGCATAGCGATGGCAATGCTAACCAAGAACCAATAACCAATAACCAAGAACCAAAGAAAGACGCGGGCAAGCCCGCTGCCTCTAAAAGTTCTCAGGTCACATTTCTCACCTACCTCGAATCCTGCAAAGAGGCTGGCGTCAAACCCATTCCTGAAAACCACTACGTCAGAACCTACTGCATGGACGCCGGCATCAGCAACGAGATGCGTGACCTGGCTTGGTTGCGATTCAAGTTCGAGCACATCTCTGGCCGCAGGAAAGCAAAACGCTACATCGACTGGCCTGACGTTTTTGGCAACTGCATCAAAGACAACTGGTACAAGTTTTGGATCATCAACGCCGATGGCCCAGCCAACTGGACCACATCCGGCATCGGTGAACGTAAATCTGTCGAAGCACAACAAGCCCGTCAACTGGAGCCCGCATGAACGACTACATGGAAACCTTCGAGCTGTACTCCCCCGAGGCTGAGGCCGGCGTCATTGGCGCCGTGCTCTACGACAACAACGCCTGGGACCTGGTGGCCGACGTCCTCACCGACGACTCGTTCTACCGCCTGCAGCACCGTCAGGTCTTTGCCGCCCTAGGTAGCCTGATCAACGCCGGCCAGCACGCCGACGTCATCACCACCTACGCCAAGCTGCAGTCCATGGGCAAGGCGGCCGACATCGACATGTCCGACGTGCTGGCCCTGTCCCATGCCGCACCCAGCGCCCGCAATGCCAGGCTCTACGCGGCCACGGTGGCCGAGCATGCGCTGTCACGCCGTCTCCAGGCGGCCGCCTCCGAGGTGGTCAGCCTGGCTGCTGACACCAGCTTGGGGGTGATCGAGCGCATCGGCCAGGCCCAGGGTGTGCTCGAGGCCATCGAGGCGCGCAAGGGTGCCAACCAACCCCAGGCCATCGAAGCCTTTGTGGTCGGCATGCTCGACCACCTGCAAGCGCTCAGCGATGGCACGGTTCAGGCCGGCATTCCCACCCGCATACCGGGCCTGGACCGCATGCTCGGTGGCGGCCTCAAGCCCAAGAAGCTGATGGTCATCGCCGCGCGGCCATCGGTGGGCAAGTCCTCCATTGCCCAGCAAATCTGCCTGAATCTGGCGCTGGACGGGCACCCGGCGGCCATGTTCTCGATGGAGATGGCTGAGTCCGAGATGACCACTCGCGCCATCTGCAACCTCGGGCGCATCGACATGGAGCGCATGGAAACCGGCAAGCTGGCCAACGACGACTGGTCGCGCCTGACCGAGGCGATCGAGAAGGTGCGCAACCTGCCGCTGTACTTTTTGTTCCAGCCCGCCATGACGCTGCAGGCCATCGCCTCGGAGGCGCGCAAGCTCAAGCGCAAGTACGGCATCAAGCTGCTGGTGGTTGACTACCTGCAGCTCTGCGCCAGCGCCAAGCCCAATGAGTCGCGCCACCATCAAATCGAGGAGATCAGCCGCGGCCTGAAAAACCTGGCTGGCCAGCTTGACCTGACCATCATCGAGCTCTCGCAGTTCAGCCGGGCTGTCGAGCAGCGCGCCTCTGGCAGACCGATCATGGCCGACCTCAAGGAGTCCGGCGCCATCGAGGAAGACGCCGACGTGGTGGCCCTCATGTGGCGCCACGCTGCCCACGACAACCACCAGATCATCGGCATCGACCTGGCCAAGAACCGTCAGGGCCGCACCGGCGAACTGGCCATGCACTTCGAGGGCCGGCACCAACGCTGGAGCGAGTCCACTGAAAAGCTGACCGTGCAGGAGCAAAAGCGTGGCAAGTACACCAACGACTTCTGAGCTGCTGCTCGCCCACTGGCTCAAGTACATGGAAGCCCACACCGACTACATCACCGACGCCATCCAGCGCCACTTTGCGGCCAACCCGCAAGACCGCGAAACCATGGCGCCGGTGCTGCGCGAAGAACTTAAACGCATCAGAGAAAAACATGACACAAACTGACCACACCTACGAGGGCACCATGCTTAAGATCATGCAACAAGGCGTCGACCGAGGCGACCGCACTGGCACCGGCACCCGGGCCTTGTTTGGCCTGCAGATGCGCTGGCACCTGGCCGACGGCTTCCCACTCATTACCACCAAGCGGGTCTACACCCGGCCGATGGTGGAAGAGTTGCTGTGGATGTTGTCGGGCAGCACCAACAACAACGACCTGACAGCCAAGGATGTCTCGATCTGGAACGAGTGGTCGGACCCCAATACAGGTGAGCTTGGTCCTGTTTATGGCGCCCAGTGGCGTGCCTGGCCAGACCCCTACGGGAACACCATTGACCAGATCAGCGAGGTCATCAAAGACATCAAGGCCCGACCCGAGGATCGTGGCCATGTGGTCAGCGCCTGGAACGTCGGACAGCTGCCGGAGATGGCGCTGCGCCCCTGCCACTGCCTATTCCAGTTCTGGGTGGCTGACGGCGCCCTATCCTGTCAGTTGTACCAGCGCAGCGCCGACATGTTCCTTGGGGTCCCGTTCAACATCGCCAGCTACTCCCTGCTCACCCACATGATTGCCCAGCAGTGCGATCTACAGGTCGGCGAATTCATCTGGACCGGTGGTGACTGCCACATCTACCACAACCACTTCGACCAGGTGCGCCTGCAGTTGACCCGCATGCCCAAACCCTTCCCGGTCTTGAGTCTGCGCTACAAGCCCGGCATCTTCGACTACCGGTTGGAGGATGTTGATTTTCTGGACTACCACTACCACCCTGCCATCCCGGCGCCGGTGGCTGTTTGAGGGGTACGCATGAAAAAAACCATACCGCCTCCACTTGGCCAGTTTCACATCGTCCACTACCCGTTTTCCAGGACGACCTACGACAGTTTTTATGGCGATGAATCCAAGCCAATCAAATGCTGGCGCCCGGGCTGCTCGGTAGAAATGGATGACAACGGAGACCCGGACTGGCTCTGCGAGGGGCACGGCGAGATGCTGTTGGAAGTTGTTGGCGAATTCAAACCAGGTCGCTTTCCGGCCCGGGTGTTTTACATCCGCCAATGGCGAGACCCTGACGGCAAAGTGTTCGGCATTGGCAAGCTGCGCATGACCACCCGCGCCAACTTCGACCGCATGCTCAAAGGCTACCGCCACGACTACGAGGAGGTTTGATGGAAGTCCTACTCACCCGCTCGCCCAACGGCGCCCTGATCCCCATCAACGACGAAGAGGCCAGCAAGATGACGCGCTTCAAAGCGGGCGACACCATCCGCGGCGAGTTCAAAGTCATGCGAAACGGGCCGTTCCACCGCAAGGCCTTCTCATTGCTGAAGCTCTGCTACGAACACTTCTGCGACACGGTCGAACCGGCCATGTACCAAGGTATTCAGGCAGCGCCAAATTTCAAAACCTGGCGCGAGCAATTCGTCATCCTGGCCGGGCACTACGACGTGACCTTCGACATCCGCGGTCACATTCGCCTGAAAGCCAAGTCCCTGTCCTTCGCCAACTGCAGCCAGGAAGAGTTCGAGAAAATTTATTCGAGCCTGATCGACTGCGCACTCAAGCACGTCTACCACGGCGGCATGGGCGAGCAGGAGCTCAGGAATTTAGTCGAACAAATCATGAGGTATGCATGAACACACTGACCAAACAAACACGCGCTGCATTTTTTACCCTGGCTGATGATGAAGATCGAGTCAGATACAAGGCCAAGGCGCCCATCTGGATCGGCATGGCTTACGCATCCATCCCACTCTGGAAGAAAATCTTTTTCAGCAAAGATGCCGTTACCGCCATGGTCCTGAAAGAGGCACTAAAGCTGGCACGCGAAAGCGAGCTTTGGGTCACTGGAAACTGGGCGCCTGGAAGCCAGAAATGACCGCCTTCCCCAAGCAGCTCTACATCCGCAGCAAGGCCCTGCTCGAAGCCTGCCGCCTGATCCCGTGCCAGCACTGTGGCGCGGCCGACGGCACCGTGGTGGCAGCGCACTCCAACTGGAGCCAACACGGTAAGGGCCGCGGCATCAAGGCGAGCGACGCGGCGGTGGCCAGCTTGGGTCATGAATGCCACACAGCTTTAGATCAGGGCCGACTCACCACCAAAGAGCAGCGCCAGCAGGCCTGGTGGAGTGCGCACATCCACACCGTGCGCGAGCTCGTCGAGCGCCAGCTCTGGCCCAAGTCGGTGCCCATCCCAGACGCCACAGTCAACCCATTTGACTTAACAGAAAAGAAACAAATAAGTGCAAATTAGTTTGCACTGGTGTTTGCTTTAAGGCATAATATAATTCAACCGGAGTAATAAATCATGAGCAACGCTCTTGCCACCATCGACGAGGAAATCTTTTCCCTCAAGGCGCAGTTTGAATCAGTCTGCACCGACAAAACCATCAACTTCGAGAAGGAAGCCGAGTTCGCCATTCAGATCATCTCTGGCAACGACTACCTTCTCAAGCTGGCCAACAGCAACCGCCAAGCGCTGCGTGATGCGGTCACCAATGTGGCGGCCATCGGCATCAGCCTGAACCCGGCGCGCAAGCAGGCCTACCTGGTTCCGCGCAAAGGCAAGATTTGTCTGGACATCAGCTACTTTGGCATGGTCGACATGGCCCTCAACAGTGGCTCGATCAAGTGGGTGCAGTCCAACGCGGTCTACGAGCAAGACCACTTCATCCTGAACGGCTTCGACAAGCCACCGGAGCACCAATACAACCCATTCGCCAAAGACCGCGGCGCCCTGGTTGGCGTCTTCGCGGTGGCTAAAACAGCCGACGGCGAATACCTCACCCACACCATGGCCATCGATGCGGTCTACGCCATCCGGGATCGCTCTGAAGCCTGGAAGGGCGGCAAGACCTGCCCCTGGCGCACCGACGAGGTGGAGATGATCCGCAAGACCTGCATCAAGCAGGCCTCCAAACTCTGGCCCAAGGTCGAGCGCCTGCAAGCTGCCATCCAGTACCTCAACACCACCGGCGATGAGGGCATTGACTTCGAGGCCGAGCGCCAGGCTGAGAAATCCACCGAGCCAACCCTGCCCGAGTACACCCAGGCCGAGTTCGACGCCAAGCTGCCAGGCTGGACCGACATCATCGTCAGCGGCAAGAAAACACCGGATCGCCTGATCGCGTTCCTGCAAACCAAGGTCAGCCTGACCCCGGCTCAGATCAAAAAGATCACCAACCTCAACCTCGTTAACCAGGAGTAAGCCATGCAAGTTCTAGACCTGATCCAGGGCAGTCCCGAGTGGCTGGCCGCCCGCACAAAATACTTCACCGCCTCAGAGGCACCAGCCATGATGGGCGTCAGCAAATATCAAACACGCTCGCAATTGCTCAAGCAAAAGGCCACCGGCTGGACGCCTGAAGTCGACGCCGGCACGCAGTACCTGTTCGACCGCGGCCATGCTGTCGAAGCCGCCGCGCGCCCCATCGCCGAGAAAACACTGGGCGACTTGTTCCCCATCACGGCATGCGAAAACATCGAAGGCTTGTCTCTGCTGGCCAGTGTGGATGGCATCACCATGGATGAGTCCATCCTCTGGGAGAACAAATTGTTCAACCAGGACCTGTGCCTGTCGATTGAGTGCGGCGACCCTGGCTACCACATCTGGCAACTCGAACAACAACTCCTGGTGACTGGCGCCAGCAAGGTCTGGTTCACCACCTCGGACGGCACCGTCAAAAATACCGTGGGCTGCTGGTACGAATCGGTCCCTGCGCGCCGCGCCCAGCTCATTGCTGGCTGGAAACAGTTCGCCCTGGACCTGGCCAACTACCAGCACATCGAGCACGCCACCAAGCCTGAGGCTGAGGTCCAGGAGCAGCTCCCCGCCGTGGTGATCAATGTCACCGGTCAACTATCCGCCTCCAACCTGGCTGACGTCACACCCAAGTTTGACGCCTGGCTGGCCAGCGTCAAGACCAGCCTCAGCACCGACCAAGACTTTGCCAATGGTGAGTCCAATGCCAAGACCAGCCGAGCAACAGCCAAGGCGCTCAAGACTAAGGCCAAAGAAATCATTGCCCAGGTATCCGACATTGGCGAGGCGGTGCGCGTGCTCGAGCTTTACGCGGAAAAGTTCGACGCCCTCGGCCTCGTGCTGGAAAAAGCTGTCAAGAGTGAGAAGGAGCTCATCAAATCCAACCTCATCAACGCGGCGCGTGACAAGCTGCGCGACCACTGCGCCAAACTCGACGAGCGTATTGGCAAGCGCTACCTGCCCATCGTCCAGGGCAACTGGAACGAAGTGGTCAAGAACAAGCGCACCATCGAGTCACTGCACAACGCCCTCGACACCGAGCTGGCCCGGGCCAAGATCGAGGCCTCGGCACTGGCCGACCGCATCGAGACCAACCTCAAGATGCACGGCCTTCTGGTGGACTACCCGTTCCTGTTCGCCGACATGGCCACCCTGTGCCTGAAAGAGAACGACGACTTTGCCGCCGTGGCAACCGCTCGCATCCAGGCGCACCAGGCCCAGGAAGCTGCACGCATTCTGGCCGAGACCGCCCGCATCGCTGAGCAAGAGCGCGTTAAGGCAGAGGCTGCGGCAACCGCCAAGGCCAATGCCGCCATCGCCGAAGCCAGGCAGGCTGAGCAAGATGCGCGCAACAAGGCGGCGCGAGAAACCATGGACACCATGCCGGTGGCCAAGACGCACATCTACAAAGTGCCCGAGTTTGATGGTGCTGCAGACATTGGCCGCAGGGCTCTCGCCAGCGAGATCGTCAACGACAACGCAGACATTGAGCGCCTGCGCTTGGACACCTTACTCAACAGCCTCACCGCCAACGAGATCAGCAAGGTGTTGAGATTTGTGCAAGACCTCTGCCGCCAGGCAGCGTAACCCATATGACCAAAAGCGGATGCTGCAACGGAGATGAGTTCCGGCGGCGGGAGGACCTCCCTTCCCGTCGTGCAGTCACAGCGAGTAGGTCACCCTTTAAGGAGAACATCGTGTTTGGATTTTTGGCCGTATTCACCCTCTTCGCCGCCTGGCTCACCCACATCTTCACCTGCTTTTCGCAGGGCCTGTGGGGCTTCCTGATCGCCGGCGCAATCATGTTCCCCATCGGAATCTTCCACGGAATCTACCTCTGGTTCCAGTAATCATTTTTTAACCCAAAGGAAACCACCATGAAATCATCCGGACTCTTTCGCCTCGGCCGTGACGCTGAGATTCGTAGCCTTCCCACCGGCGACCAGGTCGTCGAGCTGGCGCTGGCCTATTTTCCGCGAGTGGCGCGTTCTAATGCGCCATAATTTGCGTCATATTCTAAATCTTCAC